TTGGTTGTTCCCGAAGTTAGCCCAACTCTTATCAACAAACAATTTGATGCTTATGGTATCTTAGAAGCTGTTGGTAAAAAGACTACATCAGGAAGGCACGAAGAAATCCTTGACTTTGCAGATTATGATGAAGGTTTCTTCTCTAACGAAAAAGTAGAAGGCGCAACAGTAAACACAACTGAAAAATATGCTAAAATTACTTTTGCTAACGAAGTAATTAAATACGGCAAAAAATTCTCTCGTGTTGCTCTTGAAGATGCTTTCTTAAACATCCAATCAGATGTATTCACAAAAATGCAAGCTGGTATGGTGAGAAAATTGGGCGGACTTGTAACAGTAGGTGAAGGTAATTCAGAGCCTAGAGGATTGTTAAAATATCCTGCTGGTACAAACTTCGGTCAAATCGAACAGGTTGAAAGTGGAACTTCTCAAGCGTTGAAGTTTACTGATTTAATCTCTTTGCTTCCTGCAAGCCTTAAAGATGCATACCACGCTAACGCAGTTTATGCGATGAAACGTGCAACATTCTTTGGATTGTTGGCAGAAACAGACAGCACAGGTAGATTGCAAATCCAATTTATGGTAAATCTATTTGGCGGTAACGGTGTTACTAAAAACATTCTTGGCTATGATGTAAAAACAGATGCTAGTATGCCTGCGGTAGCTGCTGGTGCTTTAGCAGTTGCTTTTGGTGACTTAGCTCAAGCATACTTGTTGACAACAACTCCTACAGTTGGTGTTGTAAGAGACGAAACTCACCCTGATTTCATCCTTAACTGGTTAAGAGAAAGACACGATGGAAAAATCGTAAATCACGAAGCAGTTAAACTTCTTAAAATCAAGGCGTAAGCTAACTCCTCCTTTCTGTCAGGGGGCTATGCCCCCTCGGAAAGATAACATAACAAAAAGATAACAAATGTATTACAAAACTATTAATAAGGAGACACAAAATGTCAAGTATTTATTTCGATTTATTCCACGCTGTTAAATCTTTCGTAGGTTTAAACAACGCTACATTAACAGCAGGCTCAGTAGTTGGCGAAATCGTCGACGCAAAAGGTTATAGAGCTGGTACACTAAGCTATGTTCTTAACGCAGTAGGTACATCAGGTACTTTAATTCTTGCAAAGATTGAAGAAAGTGACAACGCAGATATGTCAAGTCCTTCTGATATTCCAGCAGAAAGACTTTTGGGAACTGCTGTATCTTGTGAAACAGCGAAAGCAATTTCACAAGTTGGTTTTATTCCAGTAAAACGTTATGTTCGTCCTACTTTCACAGCAGGCGGAACAAACGCAGTCGGTGGAGCAATGATTGAACTTGGTGGAGCAGAGTACACACCAGTACAAGAATAATTTAGTGAAGCGTATCAAGGGTACTTAGGTGTACCCTTTTTACTTTAACAAGAAAGGTAGAAACCAATGACACAATTTATTTTTTTAGAAGCTAAAACAGGCTCACATAATGGTGTTGACATTGTTGAACATCAAAAGGGTGATTTAATTCAAGAAGCTCACTTATCTGTATATCTAAAAGACGCTTGGTTAGAGCAAGGTGCTTTAAAGGAAGTTGTTGATTGCAATGAAGATTGCTATAATTGCGATGAAACAGATTGCTTAAATAAAGCTGACGATGCAGATGAAAATCCAATAGTTGCAGAAGCAAAAGAAATTATCAATGCGGAAGCTCAAACACCTGAAATGATTGGCAGATTAAAAGAAATCGGTATAGCTTTAGAAGTAGAAAATATAGAAAAGTGCTCAAACCCTGAAACGATTATTAAAAAAGTATCAAATGCTTTAGAGGAAATTGTAGAAGAAGTTTAATGCACTGCTAAATTGAATATGTTATAATAATTGAGTGGGTTAGATAGTCCACTCAATTATTGTAAAGGAGACGAACGTGAACAGAGAAGTAGCTTACCCTTATATAGTAGCCGACAGAGGTTCAACACTGCCAGTTTCCCTAGTAGAAGTAAAGAGTTGGCTAAAACTAAACCCTACAAATGAATTTAGCGACACGGAATTGCTACTTTTGATAAATTCAGCAGTAGATACAGCAGAGGATTTAAGCCGACGACTTTTAGTAAAAAGAGAAGTCACGACTAAAAGTATTTTTTGGGGAGAACTTAGAAATGACTTGCATAATAGCTTTTTTACGTTGAGGAGAAATCCAATTGACACATCATCAATTGTAATTAAGTATGATGGAGATAATGTTATAGACAGTGCATTATACAATGTTCAGGAACGCCCTAATGATTATGCTATTATTGACTTGGATGTAGCGAATATGCCTGAATTGACAGAGGACTGGTTTCCTATAGAAATAACATTCAATGCAGGTTATACGACAATCCCAAGTGATTTAAAAATTGCAATCCTCCAACATATTGCTTCGATATGGTTAAACCGTGGGGATTGTGATGATGACCACTATACAAAAATACCAAAGGCAAGTATGGACACATACAGACGTTACAAAATTAAAGAAATAGGTTCGTAATGGCTTCAAGCTCAAGAAGGAAAAAAAACCAAAGTAAAATTAGCGTAGGTGATATGGACACTCTATGTGATATTGGTTATAGAAGACAGAAAGCTCCAAGTGACGTTAAGCTTAGTCTTAATATGGAATGGTTGTCTCTTAACACTTGGGCTATGTGGGAAACAGTTGGAGGCGTTCAGCTTTTTAATGAAGTAGGTCAAAGTATAGGAAACGCAACAGAAATTATAACAATTCATTATGATAATAGATATGGTAATTTTAAATATGTCAGATGCAACGGAAGAATGTATGAAGTTTTACTAGCACAAACTTTAGGCAAAAGAGATAATTATTTCTTGCGTTTGTTTGCGGTTGAAAAAGGTGCAGAAGCTAATAAGGTTACAATATTATGAGCAATATAATTTCTTTAAATAATAATTCACAAGTGTATTTAGTGCTCTCTAAGTTAGATACAAAGATGGAAATTGGAGGCGTTAGAGGTTTAACCAGTTGCGCTAGAATTATATTAAATGTTGTCAATGAAGGAATGCTTAAAACTGCAAAGACAGGCATTAAATATTCAGGTATGAGGCTTCGGTCTTCTGTGGCAGGAGAATACCCAGCAAATCAAACAGGAACATTGAGAAGGGGTCTTGGATTTAAGCTTAGTGGTAAGTCGAGAATTTACATAGGTGATAGAGTTCATTACTCAAGATATTTAGCGAATGGAACGAAGCGAATGAAAGCAAGAAAATTCATAAAAGAAGCAATGGGAGAAAACCTCAACAAGATTTATAATACTGTATCACAGGCTATTAATAGAGAGGTCAAGATATGAAATTAAGTGAAATTATAAGACATACTCAAAAAACTTTGCCATTGTTTACAGACAAGTTTAGTGTGGTAAAAGATGTGTCGTCAGTTTCGGCAGTCGGCAAAATTGTCACTGTAGTTACAGAGACGGCTCATAACTTGGCAGTAGCAGACCTATTTATTATGAAGGGTGCAATGATACCTACGAATGTTGCTTCTTTAACACAGCTTAACGGCTATGGAACGTTGATAACAGAAAACGACCACGACTTAACTAAAAATACTCCATTGAGAAAAGGTGACAGTACCCATATCACCATACAAGGTGCAGAGGAAGAAGAATTCAATGGAACATTCTTAATTTTAGATATTCCTAACTCTAATGTAGTAGAATTCATAATGGACGAGACAGCCCCACTTGTCGCAAGTGGTAATATCATTTTGGAAGAGAATTCAGTAGCAAATTTCAACGGCAGACAGACCGTAAAATCAGTTTTAAGCTCCACTTCTTTTACTTTTGAACTTCCATATTCCCCAACGTGTTCTACTGCTATTGGTGACATCACCATAAGCGTAGGCAATAGGTTAAGCGGAGCATTTAGTTTAGAACACGCAGTAAGTGCTTATACAGAATTAAGTGCAGGTCAATTGTCAGGATATGTAGTTTTGGATGGTGCTGATGTTTCAAAGAGTAAAATAAATCAGACAGATGCTATTTCAACAAGTGCAAGAGGTTCTGATTTAAGAATGGAGC